TCTTCAATAGCTATACCTAATAAAACACACAACATTTCATCCGTTAATTCAATCTGACGGATAGGTGCACCCATTGATACACGAAATTGTTGAAAAATCCTTTCCTTATCTTCAGTACTTACTGCCATAATGTATTTTATTAATAAATACTAAAAATAAAGGTAATATTTAATTTATTGGGATAAGAATTTAATTGTTAATAAGTAAGCATCTTTAATTGTACCAAAACTAACCTCTGGTGATAGTATAACGCTATTGTTTACCAATATGATTGGCACCGCATCGGTGTTACCTAATTCCATGACTTTTTTAACTTCGTCTTTATATTTTTCAAGGTTTATGTCAACATAATCATATTGAACACTATTCTCACTATATAATGCCCTTAGCTCATCACAGTAAGGGCATTCTTTAAAACCGTATAATCTAACTTTACTCATTACTTGTATTTTGTTTTATAATTTCATAACTAATATATTCTGGTGTTACATTTTCATCCCCCACAATCTTATCAATATTAGATTTTTTATTATTTAAAACATTCCACATATTAACCGAAATAGTATCCTTGAATAATTGGTAGTATATTGTAACATTATTAATTTGACCAATTCGATGGCAATTATGAACCACATAGTTACCAACAACAAATGAGTGGTCATCTTCAACTGTTAAATCATAAACTCTTTCATAACCCCTTTTTGGGTGACTCTTAATTAACTTTTTAATTGGGTAAGTAATGAAATTACCCCTTTTTGTTATTCGATTTTTTAAATTATTATTTACTGTATACTCTATTGTAAATTCTGTTTCATTTATTTCTCTAAAACTTATTGGGAGATTTAAATTGGCGTTATATCTGATTAATTGAGAGATTAATTTTTTAGACGCTGTAACCGCTTGTTGTGTGTTTTTTCGTCTATAACCATCACCATGATAATAACCATCTAATAAACTACTTAATTGTTCCTCATTTAATTCATCAACCCATTCTGGAAATTGTTTACTATATACATTATCACCAAACCAATTTTTAAAATTTAAAGCTAAATTTTTAGAATGTATCGTACATGTTTTCGTATTATTTTTATCTACGTAAGAACTATGTTTATTAATATTAAATGATTCTTTAAATATTTTAATTATATATTCAGAGGCATCATACATTTTTTTATTATCTATTTTTTGACCAACCCCAATTATATAACCTTTACCACCATCAACACTAGAATAACCGTCAGCAACATAAAACCCAAAAGCGTATAATAAATCATTTGATAGGTAAACTTTTTCTTTTAGAATTTTTAAACGTCCATTATTTTGTGTGACATCAAATTGATTTTTAAAATTACTATTCGTATAATTGACTAATTTAATATATTTTTTTGGTTTTTTAGGACATTCATTAATCGGGAAGGTTAATTTTTGAGTTTTGATATTAATTTCACCAGATTTAACCCATTTAAAATTACTATCTTCTTCATCATAAATATAAATTTTATGGTCATCAGTTGTTGATAATAATTGGTTACATCCAAAAGCGTCAATATCAATACGTAATTTCTTACGCTCTAAATGAGAATGTTTATCATTTACTAACTTAAAATTACCTTTATGAGTATAAACATAATCTCCAACTTCAATTGCTTCTATCTTTTTATAACCCTCACTAGTTAATATATTTTGACCACCAAAAATACACCTATCTTCCCCTTGTTCATTATCTCCAGGAACCCAACTAAATGAATTAAAAATAACATAATTGGATTCAGTTAAGGTTATACCAACCCCAGCTGATATTATATTACCAATGAACACCTTTATTTTATTATCTTTTTGAAATTTATCAATCGAAATTTGTTTATCATTATCAGACATTTCACCATAATGAATTACTGATTTTTTACCAAAATAATTATATAAAGTTTTAATCTCATCAGTGAAATTTGTAAATATTATAACTTTATCTCCAGACTCAATAATTTCTTCAACTAGTTTAATAGTTTCGGGTATCATTTCCATTGCAACGAATTTTCTAAGTAAACCCAATTCAACTAATTCTTTTTCTGGGGTACCCTTTTTATTTTTTTCAATTCGTTCTATAAGATATTCTTCCCATAAATTTTTATAATTTTTGATTTGGTTGTCAGACATTTCATAAACCATAGGGATTACATTTTTTTCTGGCATATCAGCAATATCACTCTTTAAACGTCTAAGTATTGTGTTTCTACATTTAGCATTTAATTCGTCTAAGTTAGAGGCCCCATTGGTTAACCATATTCTTTTCTTTTGTTTATTTTTAAGTGTTGTAGTTATTTGTCTACCTTCACAATATCTTTCGGCAAAAAATTTCCAGTTTTTAGTTAATGGAGATTTAATCAACTTTAATAAATTATAAAAATCCATTGGCCTATTGGCGACTGGAGTTCCACTTAATAACCAAACTTTTGGAATTTTTGCACAAACTTCAGACATAATTTTACCACGATTACTATCCTTATTTTTTAACTTATGGGCTTCATCAATTATACATAAATCAAAATTAGCTGAAATTAACTTTTGATGTCTATCCAATATTTGTTCTTTTTTTAAATCTTTACTAGGTAAAGCGTGAAAGTTTTTTAAAATATCATAGTTTATAATTGTAAATTTAGCTTCGGACCACTTTCTACCACTAACTATGGTTGTATCAAAACATTGGAAATAATGGATTTCTCTTTCCCAATTTATTTTAAGTGAAGATGGACAAACTATTAATATTTTTTTAGCACCTGACTCAAGTGCCGCAATAATTGATTGATAACTCTTACCAGCCCCCATAATATCAGCTAATATGCAACCATCTCTAGTTAAAAGGAATTTAACGCCATCTATTTGGTGTTGGTATGGGGTTCTACCTATTGTGCCGTCCTTAAGTTCGAAGGTATCCAGCTTCTGATATTTATCAAAATCCACATCAACATCTATTTGGTTAAAATATGGGTCCTCCAATACTTGTGTTTTTGGGATAAAATACATCTTTGGCTTTTCTTGGTTTTGTTTTACTTTACCGTATATGTGATAAGTTTTTTCAGCATCGGCCAAGATATAAAGAATCTGTATTTTTTTGGGTACGAATTTCAAATTTTCCTGAGTTTGTAGTTCCTTACCTAACCACTCGGTTATTTCAACCACCTTATTTATAAACATGGGTTCCCTATCATGGTTATCCACGATATATTTTATTTGACCCTCTGTTAGGTTAATTTTTTTATAAGTTTCGTAGGTATGTTTAAACCTTTTTATATAGGGGTTTTTACCTTCGTATTTTTGTAATAACGAAATTGCTGAACGCCCTCTTATATTTTCTAAATTAATCAAATTATTTATCTTTAAAAACTACTTATTATTAGTAAATATACTTAATTAATAATAAAAAATCAATAGTAGGGGAGTTATTCTTATTTTTCAAATATTTATCTAAAAAACTATGGCAACACCTAAAATAAACCCGATAAACCGTATTAATAAGTTTTTTTCACGAGAGGATTTTGACTTAGAAATATCTTTTGGGAGGGAGGCAATTGAAGGTGACGGTAATTTTGTATTGATACTATATAGGGTCGATAGACAAATGACCGCATCCGATGATGTATATGGTGAGGCCAAAAGGGATGATATTAAATTTTTCCCACCAAATGAACTAAGGGTCGTTCCTATTATGGGTCCACCTGAAAATAAAACATATAGTAGTGGTCATTTAAGATATCTTCAAGATGGTCAATTAACTTTCGGAATATATGAGGCTCAATTAGCTGAATTGGATATTACTTTAAATTATGGTGATTATATAGGGTATCCCGTAACCGAAACTGAAACAAGATTTTTTAGTGTTGTAAATGACGGTATTAAAAATTATGATAACACACATACTATTATGGGGTATAAGGGTGCATTTAGAACGGTAGTCTGTGCGCCAATAGATAACGATGAATTTAAAGGATTTTAATTATGTGTGCACTTCCAAAAGGATTTAGAAAAAATATAAAGTTAGTCAAGGATAAGGTCGGTTTCGAGAGAAGACAGGAAATATTGGATGATATAGCCGATAAAGATACATTTTTACCTAGAGGGGTTATGTATGAGGATATGGATAAGTCATTTATTGAATTCATCGATAAGGATATGACCCTAACCGTTGAAGGTGAGAAAGTGCCAGTAATATTTTTAACGTTACAAAGATGGTCCGAGTTTAGTAAGACATGGCAGCATTCGGATAAATATAAAAATATTAAGATGCCTTTTATTACAATAGTTAGAAAACCAAATCCACAGGTGGGTAATAACCAGGCTGGTCTTTTTAACATTCCAGGTAGGAGAACTTATACATATATGAAGGTTCCGACATTTGAAGGTGGTAGGGAGGGTATAGACGTTTATAAGATACCTCAACCAACATCTGTTGATATTACATATGATGTTAGGATTTTTTGTACTAGAATGAGGGATTTAAATAAATTTAACATTAAGATACAAAAAACATTTAATTCGATTCAACATTATATTAGAATTAATGGTCACCCAATGCCTTTACTATTACAAAGTATAGGTGATGAAAGTAATATTGATGATTTTGAAAATAGAAGATTTTATGTACAACCATATGAAATAAAATTAGAGGGTTATATTTTAGATGAAGATGACTTTGAGGTTATTCCAGCCATCAATAGGGCATTGGTTATGACCGAAATTGACACCGAAATTAATAACAAAAAAAAATAAAGATTAATCATTCACCATAAATGTCTTGTGGTTTTTTACATGTTTCTTTTATTATTTTTTCAACAAATGCAAACATTTTTAAACCATTTTCTTCACAATACTGTTTTAATATAATATGTGTTGTTGGCGTTATTTTAATATTTTTTGTACGTTTCATTGGCATTTATCTATAAGTATGATAAAAGTATGATAAAAAACACACTAAAAAAAATAAATATGATGTATTACATACATCATAAAAACTTTTGGTTTAATTTTACATATTTATAATAAAACATTACAAAATAATAATTTTAAAAAAAAAGTAAATAATGGCAGATAAAGTATTTGTGAGTCCAGGTGTATTCACATCAGAAAGAGACTTAACCTTTGTTACACGTCAAGTTGGTGTAACAACCTTAGGTGTTGTTGGAGAAACAACTCAAGGTCCAGCGTTTCAACCAATTTTCGTTAGTAACTATGATGAGTTTACCTCATTTTTTGGTGGACAAAATGCTACAAAAATTAAAGATACTGGTGCCCCAAAATATGAACTACCTTATATAGCTAAATCATATCTATCTCAGGCCAATCAATTATTCGTAACTAGAATTCTTGGTTTTTCTGGTTATGATGCTGGTTTATCTTGGGGTATAGCTCTTGATGGCGCACTAGACCCAGGAACTGTTGTAGAAACAGCTTCAGCATTGCCATTTAATATAAATTATACCGTAACCACTGGTAATACTTTAGTTGTCCAATCGGATAATGTAAGGATACAAGAATTATGGGATGGTGGATTATTAGATGAAGAATTATCATTTTTAGCACAAGCTGGTACAGGCGACACAGCTAACATATCTACGGTATATCAAAAAGTCGGTTCCGATTTTCAAGGTTCTGAATTTAATTTAGAAGTGGTTACCGTTGGTTCAGGTTTGAGTGGTTCAACCACTGGTTCAACCACTGGTCTTACTTCTGAATTTTCTGCTGAATCTTATGCGGATGTTGAAAATAAAGTGGTGGCTTTACTTAGAAGTAGAGGTACTTATGATGCTAACGAAAACCTTAATTTTGAGGTAACTGGGCAAACTGGTGTTGATTTCGGGACAACTGTAATCGATGCTGCAAGTGATGCCAAGGGTAACTTTACCCTAAACGGTACTTCAACTAAAAGTGGACCATTTAATTATTCATTATCATTAGACGGAACTAAGAAAAATTATATTACTAAGGTATTAGGTAAAAGTACACAAGATGGTACAACTGCTATATTCGTTGAGGAAATATTCGAAAATATGTTCGAGGATTTAGTTACCAGTAATAAAGTTAGGGGTATTAAAATTGATGGTACAATTAAATACAATAGAGTATTCGATGACTATAAACAACAATATCAACCAGCGGTAACCCCATGGGTTGTTTCTGAACTACGTGGTACAAGTCTATTAAGATTATTCAGACTTTGGACCATATCAGATGGTAATACAGCTAATGAGCAATTTAAAATTTCAATTAAGAATATAAACCTTAATACTAGGGAGTTCGATATCGAAGTTAGAAGTTATGCCGATACAGATGCTAGACCAGCGGTACTAGAAGTATTCACAAGATGTACTATGGACCCAACATCAAATAATTACATAGCTAAAAAAGTTGGTACATTAGATGGTGATTTTGCCTCTAAATCTAATTTTATACTTGTGGAGTTAAATGAGGAATCAAATACTTCGGATGCATTTCCAGCTGGTTTCTTAGGTTTCCCAATTAGGGATTACCAAGATAATTCAAATACTAGTGTTAATTCACCAACTATTGAATATAATAAAACTTATGGTACTTTCCAAAATAAAAGAAAATTCTATTTAGGATTATCTAATACGGTTGGGATTGATAAAGATTTCTTTACCTTTAAAGGTGCTGCAAACGACCCTGTTGCCGATATTAACTACACTAAAGGTTTCCACATGGATATTGATGCAAGTGGTGCTACAGTAGATAATAACGGTGTTAACACTACCACATTCGGTTTTGAAGTGGGTGACGATGAATTCAGAAATGAGGCCGATGTTCAAAACGGACCTTACGAAAAGATTTTTGCACGTAAATTCACATTCGCACCTTACGGTGGTTTTGATGGGTGGGATACATATAGAACAAGAAGAACTAATTTAGATTCTTATGTTGTTAACGGTGCAAAAGGTATTGCTGGAGCTAGTGGTTCAAACCCAGCTTTCAAAAATATCGCTTTAAGTAATGGTGATATAGGTATAAACTCGGATTACTACGCTTACTTAGAAGGTATATGGACGTTTAATAACCCAGATGCCGTAAACATTAACGTGTTAACAACTCCAGGTATTGACTCATTCGATAACACAAACTTAGTTGAGGAAACTATTGAAATGGTCGAACAAAATAGAGCTGATTCAATTTATATTGTAACAACTCCCGATACCGCAAATGGTGAAATATTAACTCCAGAAGATGTTGTTAATAACCTTGATGGTCAATTTGATAGTAGTTATACTGCAACTTACTGGCCTTGGGTACAAGTAAATGATAGCGAAAATAACGTTTTCATTTATATGCCACCTACTAGAGATGTTGTAAGAAACATCGCTTTAACTGACAACATATCATTTCCATGGTTCTCTGTTGCTGGTGTACAAAGAGGTGATGTTAGCGCAATTAAAGCTAGAAGGAAATTAACTCAAACCGATAGGGACGTACTTTATGATGGTAGAATTAACCCGATTACAACTTTCGCAACAGAAGGTATTAAAATCTGGGGTAATAAAACATTACAAGTTAAAGATACGGCACTTAATAGAATAAATGTTAGAAGATTATTATTACAAGCTAGAAAACTTATATCAGCCGTTTCGATTAGATTATTATTCGAACAAAACGATGATATTGTTAGAAATCAATTCTTATCTCTTGTTAACCCAATATTGGATAACATTAGAGCTGAAAGAGGTTTAACGGACTTTAGAGTAGTATTGGATAGTAGTCCTGAATCTATCGATAGAAATGAACTTTGTGGTAAGATTTACCTTAAACCAACTAGAGCCTTAGAGTTCATATGTGTTGAGTTTAACATCTTAAACACTGGTGCAAGTTTTGACGATATATAATAGTAAAAAAACCCTATAAAAAAACCCTATGATTTCTCATAGGGTTTTTTTATATGTAATTGTTCCACAATCATATATTCTATAAATTTTTCTATTAAGCATTATTTCATGTTCAGTTAAGTTTTCCGTATCAAATCCATCATCACTTAATTTACTTTTTCTAAAATTAAATCTATGTTTTCTAGCTTTACCTACAATATACCAATAATTTGGTTTATTAGTTTTAACCTCATCAAAACCAAGGGTATTATAAAGACCACCATCACTCCATCTTCTATCAGCATAACTCCTTATTTCATTTGGATTATAAGCGTTTATAAAGTGTTTTAAGAGCCTAGATGCCCCACCAATAACATTAGTATCCAGTTTATTAGCAAACCTACTTAATTCATAACCATCGAACTTAGCACCTATACCTAGTCTTGGTTTATTAAATGTCATAACTGAAACCAATTCATCATTATAATAAAGCCCTAAATTAACACTACTTTTAACACTACCCTGTAAATGGGTTTTATTTAAAAAAATATCCTTATCACTTTTTGTGATATATTTTATATTACATTGCCTAGCATAAATTTTATCATTAGTTAAACCTAAAATATTCTTTAATCTACTCTTGACAATATATTCCTTATTTAACCACTCATCTTCAAAAATATGAATAAGACGAATTCCCTTGTTTTCACACCCCAGTGTTTTATCTAAATGATAATTATTATATATAAATTTTTCAGAATGCCAATATAACCCATTATACTCAATGGCTAAGTTATGTGATGGAATATAAATATCCAATTGTTGTGGTTCTATTATTGACCTAGATGATTGAATCGTCATTATATTTAATTCATTTATTATAAAATCATTTATATATTTTTCAACACTAGATACTGAAGACGTACATTTTACACACCCATGACCACTCAAATGGTCATATGGTAATTGCTCAAATTCACCATGCTCTGGACAAATAATGATAATTTTATTATGACTCCCATTATAAAATGTTGTTGAATAATCATACTTAAAACTATGAACAATATTACTCTTATAAATAAAATCACCAATATCTAATGTTAAAACTTTTTTAGTTCTTTCAACCCCACATTTATTACAGCCCTTACCGCTTAAATGCTTACTTGGAGATTGTTCAAAATCACCATGCTTTGGACATCCAATAATAACCTTATTGACACTATCAATATATTCAACTTTTAAATAATCATATTTATCTCCATGAACTATTATTGATTTTTTAATAAATAAATCAGTTGTATACTTTTTTTTATCACTAGTATTTATTACCCCACATTTAGGACAACCTTGTCCACTTAAGTGATTACCTGGGGATTGTTCAAAATCACCATGTTCTGGACATCCGATAATAACTTTAGTTTTAATACCCTTATAATCGACCAACCCATAATCATACTTAACACCATGTATTAATAATGATTTTTTAATAAATAAATTAGTATCATATTTTGGTGATTTACTACATAAAGAACAACCCAAACGACCTCTTAAATGGTCAGATGGTAGTTGTTCAAATAAAATATTATGGGTTTTACATATTATTTTAATTTTTTTATCACTCCGAGTATAATCCATTTTAGAAAAATCAAATTTATCCCCAAATTTATTAAATGATTTCAATAAAAATTTTTTACTTTTATTTTTAGTATTATTCATTTTTTATTTTTTTCTATATATTTATTGTAAACATCAATATACTAATATATTGTAAAGATAATTAAAATAAATAAATAAATCAAATTAAAATAAAAAATTATGGCAGACTTACTAATGAAAATGCCCGTACCATACGAGCCTAAAAGGAAAAATAGATGGTTACTAAGGTTTCCAGCTGATTTAGGAATACAGGAATGGTGGTTAGCATCGGCATCAAGACCATCTATTAATCAAAGTGATGTTGAGATACCTTTCTTAAATACATCTACTTGGGTAATAGGTAGATTTACGTGGGAACCGATAACGGTAACCTTTAGAGACCCTATTGGGCCTTCGGCTACCCAAGCTATTATGGAATGGGTACGTTTACAATCTGAAAGTATCACTGGTAGACAAGGTTATGCCGCTGGGTATAAAAAAGATGTTGAATTGGAAATGCTTGACCCAACTGGGGTTGTTGTTGAAAAATGGGTACTTCAAGGTACTATGTTAACAACAGTTAATTTTGGTGATTTATCTATGGATGATGACAGTATAGCCGACATTACAGCCGACCTAAGGTTTGACCGAGCAATACTTTTGTTCTAACTTAACACACTTATAATAAGTTACTTACGTTTTATCGAATCATAAAACATAAGTAATATCAGAGTATCGAATCATAAAACATAAGTAATATCATAAAAAAGTCCGTTTAAACATTGTTTAAACGGACTTTTTTCTTTATATTTGTGTTATGAATATAAAAGAGATATTATTAGAATGTAAAGAAGTTCATAAGAATAAATATAATTATTCCAAGGTGACTTACGTTAATGCTAAAACTAAGGTTGTTATAGGTTGTCCAGAACATGGTGATTTTGAACAATTATTATATAGTCACAAAAATGGTTTTGGGTGTAATGAATGTGCTTTAATTGTGAGGGCTAATAAACGTAGGTTAAGTCAAGATGACTTTATTGAACAATGTAAAAATGTTCATGGTGATTATTATGATTATTCATTAGTTAATTATACTAAAATTAAAAATAATATTAATATAATTTGCCCAAGACATGGTAAGTTTGAACAAACTGCCGATGACCATAAGAATGGTCGTGGGTGTGTTAAGTGTTATAGGTCTAAACAATCTGAAAATAATCTTAAAGAAAATACTGAATCTTTTATTGATAGATTAAATTCTGAGCTCCCAAATAATGATTATGATTTTTCAGAAGTTAATTATATACATGGTAAGTCTAAAGTAATTATTACATGCCCAATACATGGTAGATTTGAGAGAAAGCCTAATTTAATACTGGATAGTAAAAAAATATGTTTGGGGTGTTCACCTAAAAAGATAGCCAGTAATAGGATTACTACTGAGGAATTTATTATTAGGGCCA